CCCCGAAGGGCCCCCTAGCGCATGTTATAAAGGCGTGCGCACCTCTTCACTCTTGTGATCGTCGCGAGACGACCTATGGGGTGAATTCCCACGTTTGGATGTGAGCCTACACCATGCCGACGCCGCCGATGAAGATCATCTACCTCGACCGATGCTACCCGATAGGGGATGCATGGGAACGAGCTAGGTACTCCGTCTGTACGGGAAGGCGTGAAGCGCTCGTCATCACTTCAAACCACCGCCGTTTACCAAACGGCGCGTGGGATGGGGGAGGGGATTTCTACTGCTATAAGACAAAACTGTCTCATGGCACGCGATTGATTCTCCCTAACGTTCGGAGGAATAATTCTCCGCTAGAGGACTACCATTGTATGGGAGTCTCTCCGGCGCAGATGAAGCCCTCCGCACCAGGATCGGTGTTCTGGCCCGTCTGGGAAGGTGTGAGTGGTGTGCGTGCAAACGCCGCTGCTCATTACGCGACTGGATATGCTCGAACCCGGCCCGGTAACCCGGTGGCGGACCTCGGACAATTCCTAATCGAGTTGCGAGATTTGCCGCAGATGCCTTTCCGAAATGCCGCGACTAAAATCGTGGATTTTCCATTTCGGCGTACTGGCAGGGTTGCTGAAGGCAAGATGAGGGAATTCCTGGGAAAGAAGACGCTGAACCGCAGCGGTAATACGCGGCGGCAAGGCTTTTCTTCCAACCTGGGGAATGAGTACCTCAACGTTGTCTTCGGGTGGAAACCTTTCGTGCGTGATTTACAGCGTATGTACGCTCTTTATCACGACATTGATCGACAACTGGCTAAACTCCGGATGGAGAATGGCCGGTATATTCGACGAAAGGCGAAACTGTTGAGTGATACGGTCACTACGATGGACATTAATACCGTCTATCCTACACCGTACGTGAACGTGTATGGGCAACCACCGTCTTGGATGACGGGGACTACACACTACACGAAGACGACCAAGGTGAGAACTCGGGTTTGGTTCAGTGCCTCCTATAGGTACTATATACCAGATACCGGCTCATCGGAGTGGGACGCACGAGCACGTCTCGCACTGTTTGGGGGTCTCCCGACTCCTGAGCTACTGTGGGAAGTGATGCCGTGGTCTTGGCTCATCGACTGGTTCGGGAACGTAGGAGATGTGATCTCCAACGCTTCTCCCAATGCCGTCGACAACCTCACATGTCGCTACTCCTTTGTAATGAAGGAAATCGTGACAACGGTGACATGGCGTGCCCACGTCTGTCATACGGCCCAGCAATCGCTGCCCTCGGACTACTTCAAGTCCGACTGGCCCGCGGTTGATCACACCTTTGAGACCGTCTTCGAGACGACTCAAAAGGTCCGGGTGGGTGGGGGGAATCCATTCGGTTTGGATGTCGGGTTGCTCTCTCTCAATGAGGGACAGCTTGCCATCCTCGCCGCTCTGGGTATATCCCGGAGCAAGGTTCGATAACTCTTTAGGAGTCATCAAGTGCTCACAGACCCCCAATCCGTAACTTATGCTGCTTCTGCGAAATCGCTTCCTGCGATCAGCAGAGGTGACTCTTCCTCCGAGTACAAGCTGAATGATGCCGGGGTGGTCTATGACCTCCTCGTCTCACATCAGTTCAAGGCACGGAATCGAGTCAATGTCCGACTTCGCCGGGATGCCTACGCCGCCGATCCTTTGGTGCCGACGAGCAACGTGCTCGCTAGCGCCACGGTGTCGATGACGATGGATTTCCCTAATGTTGGCGTGACGGCGGCGGATGCCACGGCCCTTTGCAAGGCTTTGGTAGGCTACCTAACCGACGCGACCATTCTGAAGTTGGCCAACGGCGAAACGTGACCGGCAATTACGCCGGCACGGTTTTCCCACATCTTGTGGGTTGAGGATAAGGACAGGGGGTACACAACTGTGAGCACCCTGGATGTCTTCCTCCGTAAGGAGTAGACATGAAAAGCCTTGTAGAGCTTCTGGAGAGTCTCCTACAGGATTGTGGGAGTAAGTGCGCTGTCGAGACGACGCGCGACGTGCAAACGTTGCGACGACGTGTCGAACACGAGGGTGATAGTTTCATTACTCTCACCCTCCCAGCCTTCTGCAAAGAGTTCGAAAGAGCTCTCGACGCGGGCTGTATGGCTCCTGGCTCGTTCTCCTCCTTCGGGAAGAAACGAAGCGGGGTCCCGACTTGGATGTCGGGATTCATGTGCCATGTGTTTGACTCGGAGAGTTCCCTTGTTGAGTTCCCTCGCGTCGATTGCATTCGAGCCATAAGGCAAGTATGCCTATTCGGCAAGAAGCTCCTTCGTCCATGCTCCAAGGAGCGTGAGGAGGAGGCGATTCGAGGGTATCTTGATTGCGAAAACGGGTTCGCCATGAGCGCGAATGGTTCCCAGATGGAACGTTACTTCGAGATTGTAGCGGCGATACTCCTTAGCCGTTGCGATTTGGGAAAAGAGCAGCTTGCTGCTCTGACGTGCTGTCATGGACCCGGCGCTACGGTCGAACGTCTTACTGGTGCGAACCAGAAATGGCGTTTTAGCCGTTGGCACTCGAGGCTTGAAGACGTAGGCATAGCCTACGACGTACTTGCTCGCGGTAGCAATACCGCGACCTTGGACGACATGGCCTCGTGGCCGGAGCTCGTTGAGCCTGAGGACGAAGAACCCGTGAGGGTCGTACTCGTCCCTAAGACTCTGAAGACTCCCCGCATAATTGCTGTCGAGCCCGTGTGCATGCAATATGTGCAGCAGGGCTTGAAGCGATTGCTTGTAGAGCAGCTTGAGAACTGCTCGTACACAGCTGGTCACGTAAACTTTCGTGATCAGAAGTGCAATCAAGTTTTGGCCCAAACCAGTTCCTCGGATGGCCGTTTGGCTACCTTGGACATGGCAGAAGCCAGTGACCGAGTCTCAGTAGCCCACGTAAGCACATTGCTTAGCTCCGTCCCTTTCTTCAGGGATTGGGTTTTCGCATGCCGCTCTACGCGGGCGCGACTTCCAGATGGGAATGTAATCCCCTTAAAGAAGTTCGCGTCGATGGGCTCCGCAATGACCTTTCCTATCGAGGCCTTGGTGTTCTACACGAGCATCATCGCATCGCGGATTAGGTTATCTGGGCAATTCCCGACCCCACGTACCGTACAAGAGCAGTCACGGGACGTGTATGTCTACGGAGACGATTTGGTCGTTCCCGCAGGCCAGGCAGCACAGATCTGTGAGGACCTCGAGACCTTCGGGTTTCGAGTAAACCGCCAGAAGTCTTTCTGGACTGGGAAGTTCAGAGAGTCATGTGGCGTGGACTGTTACGACGGCTCTGAGGTGACACCTGTCTACCTCCGTCGTGATCTTCCATCAGATCGGTCGGACGTTTCTGGTATCCTTTCCACAGTGGCCACGGCAAACCAGCTCTCTCAAGCTGGGTACCCCTTGACCGCGCACGCGTTACAGGAAAGCGTGGAGACTGTTTTGGGGGAGAAATTACCCCAAGTCTCGGTGGACGGACCTGCAATCGGGTGGCACTTCTACAGCGAAGTTGTCCCACGCGAGCGGGTGAACAGAGCCTATCAGAGGAAGGAATTCCTCTGCTGGGTCCCCTATTCCCCGAGTGAAGTGGATAGCCTGGATGGCGATCCCGCACTTGCAAAGTGCCTTCGGATGATCCAGGGGGGGCTAACCCTTCCCCTGGGCGGTATCGAACCGCCTGATCCGGAGCATCTAGAACGCTCCGTGACTTCCTACGCAGTCGCACTGAAGCGTAGGTGGGTTCTCGAGCCATAAAAGCTCGAGACTAGCG